GCCCACGAATTTCAGTATCTGTCAGGGGTCCTGGATTTTGGACCCGCCAAGGTTTTCGCAAGCAAGCCCCGGCGCGTCCTGAAATGTGATAATGGGTCTATAGAATACCGCTGCAGTATGAGACACAGCAATTTGTCCCTGGATACATGGGGCAAGCAGCTGGGCGCGCCCCATGCAAAGCTGACTGGATCGTTGGACTATTCCAAAGTCAGATACCCATGGACCCCGCTTACGGACGCAGAATTGGCCTACTGTATAAATGACGTGCGGTGCGTCGTGGAATGCCTGCTGATCGAAATGCGGCGTGACGGCGACGACCTTTATACCATACCTCTGACCAGGACCGGATATGTTCGCCGCATGGCACGGGAAGCAATGTACCAGTGGGGTATCAAGCGTGTCAAAAAGCTACTGCCGAATTGGGACCTTTACCAGATGCTGCGTGAAGCATTCCGGGGCGGAGACACACACGCAAACAGGTACTATGTTGGTCTGCACCTTGAAAACGTTGGTTCAGTGGACATGTCCAGCGCATACCCTGCCGTGCAATGCGAATGCTATTTCCCCATGACGCCGTTTAGGGCACAATTTCCGACCGTGAACCAGCTTATGAAATGTTTGAAGCATGGGAAAGCGTGCCTAATGCGCCTTCGAATAAAAGGGCTGCGGCAGCGGTATTCATGGTGGGGCTTTCCGTATATCCCACTTGCCAAGACCCGGCACTGCACCGGCTTTATCAATGACAACGGGCGTTTGTTGAGTGCTGAATATCTGGAATTAACCATAACAGACATTGACTTTAGAATTATTGCCAAGGAATATGATTGGGACGCCCTGTCGGTGCTGGACCTGTACACGGCTGATTATGGTAAACTACCGTCCCAATTTTTGGACCGGGTGAAAGAGAGTTTTAGGGGCAAAACGGCGCTGAAAGGCGTGGACGGTCAGGAGCTGTACTATGTCAAGTCGAAAGGTGATCTAAACAGCTACTACGGCATGACAGCTCAGGACCCTCTGCAGCTGGACACAATTTTCGATGAAGACAACCCGGACGGATTGTGGGAAGAATGTTCCGACAACCCCGAAGACAGTTACAATGAACACTTGCCGCACCTGTTTCTGCTGTACCAATGGGGTGTTTGGACCACCGCCCATACGCGCAAACGCTTAAAAATCGCCCAATGGGCGGCCGGTAAAAATGGCGTGTACTGCGATACAGACAGCGTCAAATACCTGGGAGAGATCGACTTAACCGACTTTAACAAGGCCGTCAAGCAGCTGGCGATTGACTCGGGAGCTTGTGCCAAGGACCCCAAGGGCACAATGCACTATATGGGCGTTTATGAGCAAGAGAAAAGCTATGCCGAGTTTATGACATGGGGTGCCAAAAAATACGCTACCACATATAAAAAAGGCGGGCCCATCACTACCACAATAGCCGGCGTAAGCAAGAAAAAAGGCGGCCTTGAACTGGCACTATGGGGCGGTTTTGAAGCGTTCAAACCTGGCTTTACATTCTGTCTGGCTGCTGGAAATCAGGTCATATATAACGACTACCCGACCGTGTCCGACTTTGTAGTGGATGGGCACACCGTCCACGTCACACGAAACCTTTGTATTTGCGAAAACACCTATACCCTGGGTATAACAGATGAATATGCGAAGATTTAAATGTTAGCAGCTATTATTTTGGTTGTCGTTTTGGTTGCCGTTACAATCTATATGTGAGGTTATATTATGATTAAACTGTTTACCCCCGAAGGCTGGCCGAACTTTTCCCGGAAGGACGGTATCTTGTCTACCGGAGCCCCTATCATCTTTGTGTGGGGCGGGCGCGGTACTGGCAAAACTTACAGCGCCTTGAAAGACGTGCACGAACAGAAAACCGACTTTCTGTATTTGCGCCGAACACCCCAGCAAGCCGAACTTATTTGTGCATCGCCCAGCATGTGGCCGTGGACGCCCCTCAATGATGATATGTCGACACACTACGCCCCGTATAAAATCCCGAAAATATCCGGGATGTATGAGGTGGGCAATGCAGAGGCGTGGGACGATAAGGGGCGGCCCATCAAACCCGCTACAATGGCCGGTGTAGTTGGAAGTGTGCTTACCCTGTCCCGGACCCGTGGTTTTTCCAGCCCCCACACGGATATTATCATTTTGGATGAGTATCAAAAAGAAGAGGCAGACTACTACCGGCGCGGTGAGGGCGTGGGCCTTGCCAATATCTATGAGACCGTCAACCGTAACCGGGAACTGCAAGGACGCCAACCGTGCACACTGTTGTGTATGTCCAACGCTGTGGGCATGGCGAACCCCTACTATATGCAGTGGGAGATCACCGACACGGTGGAAGAGATGATCGGTAAAAAGCAGCGTGTCAAGCTGCTGGCGGACAAGGGTATTTTGCTGATAGACCTGGTAGACAGCCCGATTGCACAGAAAAAATCCAAAACCGCGTTGTACAAGTCTATGGCCGATACTGATTTTTACCGGTCCGCCATTGAGAACCAGTACAGTGCCGAGGAAAAGTCCCTGTGCATTTCCCGGCCTTTGAGGGAATATTATCCGGTGGTTCAGATCGGCCGCTGCTGTATCTATGTTCACAAATCGCAGCACAAATTCTACGTTTGCAGACATCGGTCCGGAGACATGCCGCAATACGGCACGGGAGAATACGAGCGAAAACGATTCAAGGCCGTGTACAGCTACCTGTGGCCGGAATACCTGCAGCGCAATATAGAATTTGAGCGGTACTCGGATGAAATATTTTTCCGTGAGTATTGCACTTGACTTTCCGCAGACATGAGAATATATTAAAAATATCCCCGGAGCCCACAGGCAGTCCCCAGAAGGGACGGGCAAGCGTCAGCCAGCGCACGAACCGGGGATATTTTTGTATCTATGGGAGGTGATATTATATGAAAATGGCCTGGTTTGTTGCCGTCCTGGTGTTTATCTTGCTGGATATCGTCAGTGGTCTGGTAAAAGCGTTTGCCACGACCGGCTTTGATTCCAGCATCATGAGGCAAGGGGCATATCACAAGATCGGCGAAGTGCTGGCCGTGTGCCTGATGGCCGCCGCTGACTACTATCTGCCTCTGGTAGGTGTTACCGTGGGCGTTTCGTTTTCCGCAATCGGTTGTGCTTATTTTGTGGTAATGGAGATCGGCAGCGTACTGGAAAATATCGGCATTATCAACCCGGAACTTGTCGGGCCGCTCTCCAAAATTTTTGCCAAGCTGAAAAAAGGTGGTGACTAGAATGGGCATTTACATTATCTTCGCAGAGAATATCAGCAACGAGCGGGCGTTCCTTCTGGCGGACCTGTGCAAGAAGAAGCAGATCGACTATTACAGCGACTACACAGACGGCAGCAAGACCGCCCAGTATTGCGCCGTTGGCCCCGTGACCAAGGGCGACAAAGACCAGGTATGCAGCTGCTTGTCCGGCTGCGCATATGTAGTGATGGAGGCATCGACTCATGAAACTGTTTGAACTTTTGCAGCTGCTCAACACCGAGATCGGCACCCCCGCCAATAACGTGGCGTTGTCTGTCGACCAGCTTCCCCCCTATGGCGGTAGTCCTGTTCAGATCGACCCGCCGGCCCAGCCGCAGCAGCCTGCCCCGGTACAGCCTGTGTCGGTGGCCGTCGCTGAACAGATGGACGGCCCCGAGGAATACAACGGCATTGAGCAGCTGCTGCAGCAGATTTTGAACAGTCAGCAGAGCAGCGCAAAAGCTGTCAGTCAGCTGACCAGCACTCTGCAGGCTGCACAGGTGGGCATGGGCGTGCAGACGCAGCCCGCCGAGGACCGGGCCCTCATGGCAACGGCCCGCATTATCAACCCGATGTTCGGAAAGGATGTGAAGTAAATGCCCATTGGAATGGAATTTGCGGACATTTCTGCAATCCTGGCAGAGATCAACAAACTGGCAACCGGCCAGGAAACTGATACCGAGATCGTGGACACGTCAAGCTTTGTCAGCGTGGCCCAAGCCGCACAGCTGACCGGGAACGACAATTTTACCGGGGCTATTTCCCAGGCACTGGCTCGCACTATTTTCGCTGTGCGCCCGTATGATGCCCCCCTGCAGCGGCTGCAGGTCAGCGCCGAGGAATACGGCAACCACACACGAAAGATCAACTATTTTGACGATGACCCCGTCAAGGATGCCGCCTGGGCTTTGCAGGACGGCCAGAGCGTGGATATGTATGAAGTCCACAAGCCCAAGATTCTGCAGACCAACTACTATGGCCAGACCAACTATTCCCGCGTGTACACCCTGGCCGACACCCAGCTTAAAGCGGCTTTCACAGGCCCTGATCAGCTGGCGGAGTTTTGGTCCAACATGGTGCAGCACATGGCCAACCAGATCGAAAGCGACCGGGCGAACCTGGCCACAAACCTTTTGGTGAACCATCTTACAGGCGTTACCAAGACTTCCCCCACGTCTGTGGTGTACCTGCTGGATGAATACAACGCGCTGAACGGCACGTCCCTCACCCCTGCTACCGTGTTCCAGCAGGCGAACTTCTCGGATTTCGCCGAGTTCGCCTATGCCCGCATCAACGATGTTTCCCGCATGATGAAGCGGCGCTCCATCAACTGGCACCAGAATTGGCAGATCAGCGGCACCAACTACAATTTCATGCGGCACACGCCGTATGATCGGCAGCACCTTTATCTGTACAGCTACATGCAGGACCAGATCAACGCCCGGGTGATTCCCGCCACGTTCCACGACCAGATGCTTAAATACCGGGACGTGGAACTGATCGACATGTGGCAGAGCCTGGATGAGCGTGACACCATCAACGCTACCCCCGTGATCACCACCGCCGCAGGCGCTACCCAGAAAGCCGCTGGTGTGAAGCTGACCAACGTGTTCGGGTGCCTGATCGATTGGGACGCTCTCGGTTATAGTCCCATCGACAATGCGGTGCTTGCCACGCCCATGAACGCCCGGGGCCGGTATACCAATTTCTGGTATCATTACAACTGGCGCTGGTGGGCCGACTTCACCGAGAACGCCGTGCTGTTCCTGCTGACGACAAGCGACGTTGGAACCCCCGCAGGCAGGGCTGCCGCGCCCCTCAAAAGCTCTACCGTCAAGGACCCCGACCCCGCCAAGTCCTGATATACGGCGGGCCGGTCCATCCGGCCCGCTATCTTTATATCAGGAGGGGTTATAATGGATTGCTATTTCTACACATTTTCAAAGCGTCCCAATTCTACCGCATTGCCGGGAGCCGGGAGAAAATTTGAAGTGCAGCTGAAAGCCCCAACTGATATTATCGCACCCAAAATCGCCATTACAATGACGAATGGTACACCTGTTGTATACAATTATTGCAACATTCCCGATTTTGGGCGTATGTATTTTATCAGCAATTGGACGTATAATGCGGGCGGCATCTGGGTTGCAAGTTTGTCAGAAGACGTGCTGGCATCCTGGAGAGAGCAGATCGGGCAGACCACGCAGTTTGTGGTCCGCTCCAGCGCCGATAGTGATGGAAGCATTGTGGATACTTTGTATCCGACAAAATCCGGGCTCAGTGTCCAAAAAGTGACGACATCCAATCCGTACAACGCAGATGTGAATACAGGTAACTTCATCTTGAGTACAGTATGCAGCGGATACACAGGGTTCGGGGCCACCACGTTTTGGCGTTTATCGTCGCAGGCTTTCGATGAATTTAGGCAGAACATGCTTTCCAGCGCCGACTACCTGGAAATTGACAGCACCGAGATTTCCACCGACTTGACAAAAGCGCTTTTCAACCCATATCAATACTGTATCAGTTGTATGTGGTTCCCCCTGACGCTGCCGCTGGGCACTCCATCTATGGAGATTGCTTTTGGCTGGTGGAAAGTCCCCGTCTCCAGCAGCGCTAATTGTGTGACAAGTGGACTTGATACCATGTATATCTATCGGGCATTCAATGTCCCGAAACATCCACAGGCAAGCGCAAGGGGCACATATCTAAATATTGCTCCATATAGCCGGTACACCCTGTACTTTCCGCCGTTCGGCGAGATCGCCCTTGATGGTAACAAAATCGGGGACGCCTCCACCATCTACTGCAAAGTGCTGATTGATGTTTATACCGGGTCCGGCTACCTGTATGTGTCTACCGATGACCCGGGCGACAATCTCAATGGAATGGCGAGTAATATTATTGCTATACAATCGGCACAGATCGGTGTACCGGTATCCCTTGCGCAGTTGTCCTATAATACAGTGGACAGTCTAGGCGAGATAGTCCAGGTGGGTATCAATAGCATCTATGGAGCAGTCAACGGACTGATGCAGAGCGGCGGAAAAGTCGTGGATGCTGTAGGGCAGGCACTAAAGGGAGATTTTAAGGGAGCAGCTGGCAGCCTGTCAGATGTTGGTAGCAGCGTTGCATCCAACGTGGGAGATGCGGCACAAAGCAGCCTTGCAGAGGTGCAGTATAAAGGTAATACCGGGGCTGTCTCCGTCTACAATACCGCCCCGTATCTCATCGCCCGGTTTTTCAGCCTGGTAGACGATGACAACGACGACCGGGGCCGACCTCTTTGCCAAAAGCGGCAGATTGACAGCCTCCCCGGCTATATCCTGGTAGCTGATGCAGACGTTGCTCTGCCTGCTACTCAGGCGGAGCTTGATGCAATTCGAGGTTACATGGAAAGAGGTTTCTTTTACGAGTAAAGGAGTTGATATTTATGGTATACCCTCAGTGCATTTGCGGGTCCGCGTCCCTGGACGTGACTGCCGCGTTCGGGCAGTATCCGTCCGGCGGGTCCCACGGAGGCCAGGACACCCAACACCCTGACCTTAAAGCCTATGCACCCAAAAGCGGTACTGTTGTAACCGCTCATGTGTGGCAGGGCGGAACGTCCGGTAATGATTCGTGGGGTAACTATATTGTGGTGCAGTTCGCACCCAGTCAATACTGGTTGGCGGCACACTTTGCCCAGCAGCTGCACCATGTCGGTGACGCCATCACGGCGGGGCAGTTCATCGGGCAGCAGGGAATCACCGGCAAAGTGACTGGCCCTCATACTCACTGGGAATACTGGAACGGCGGACAGTCTACCAAGTACCGCGCTAACCCGTCTATTGTTACGGGTATCCCCAACGCCGTTGGGACTTATTCCGTGTCGTGGGATGCGTCCGGGGAGACCCCCGAACCGGACCCGAACCCGGACCCGGACCCCGGCAGCGGTTTTGTGTTTGGCTTCGCGGGCCAGTATCTTCTGGGTGACGTGCCCGAGTTTGGGCGGTATCCGTATTATAAGAGTATCGACCCGGACGAACTGGCGGGCAACGGCCTGGGCGTGGGAAATACATACCCTATTTACTCTAACCTGGTGACCCGCGCCGATGGCAAGTCCTGGTTCATGGTCCAGGACAGTGACGGCAGTTATGTGTACACATTCCTGGCAGACGGTTACGGCGAAATCGACACAGATGGCGGTGTAGGTAAAAAGCTGCCCGTCTGGCTGCTGTTCAAGATGGCGAAAGCAAGCGGAGGTCTGCTGTAATGGCCGCCCCGTATAGCTACGACCAGATCAACGCCTATACATCCCCGGTAACGCCAAGCGTTCTACATACGGGTGGGAA